AGAACTTGGTCTGTAACAACAAAGACGGTGCCCGTCTCGCCCGTAGCCTCAACCCCTGAGACAAGCGCCGTACCACTTGCCGCCACCGTGACCGTCCCTACGGCACCTGAAGCCGAGACCCCGGTAACCGAGATGACTTGATCTGTAACGACAAAAACGGTACCCGTCTCGCCCGTAGCCTCAACGCCTGTGACGGGGACATTTGCCGCCGCAAAGACAAGAACCGTACCGGTCTGGCCTGTAGCCTCAACCCCTGTAACTACGGCAATCGCAGACGCAGCAACGCTTACCGTGCCGACAAAACCTGTCGCGGTAAGATTACCAACACCTTCGCCCCAGCCTTGTTCGCCCCAGCCTACGCCAGAGGCGTTCCAACCGTCGAAGGCGACTATGACGCCTGCCACGGTCCTTTGCCTAACTTAATTAGGCGATACGAAGGATCGCGGTCGTCGAAGTCGCAGCCGGGAACTGGATGGTGAAGTTACCTGCCGTCGAGGTTTTATCCCCGCCGAACGCCAGAACTGCCACAGCCTTGTTGCCTTGGGTCGCGTTGTAGATCAACGCACCGTTGGAAGTCAGCGTGGCGCTGTCCCAAGTGATGTCGTCGAAGTCGAGCCAAGCAGTCGTACTCGTAAAAGTCGGAGCCTGCGAGATCGTCAGCGTCTTGCCACCTGCTACGTAGTTCGTACCGGACGAAGACACTTCGTTTGAAGTGGTATACGCCGTAGTTGAAGCATCGAGCGTAGCGGAGGACGTATATAGCGCAATCTTGAAGACATCCGCAGCCGTCGAAGCCCGAATCACACCGGTTCCGAAGTTGTGGATACCGTCCAGAATCTCGACCTTGAACGATGTCACCATTGCCTGAGAAATAGCCATCTCAATCTCCTAGATGCTTTGCAGCATCACTGAATCCGTTTTCAATAAGAACACGACGCGCATTCATCCGTTCAGACTCTTGCGCTTCTTGCAGGTACTTCACAAGTACCCGGTTTAGTTCTTTCTCCGTTTGTACACGAAGAATGCGGGTGGTAGCCCGTTCAGCAATCTCTTCCGGGGTATACCCCCGGTTGCTCGTGGTCTGGACAAACACATGCCCAAGTTCCATGTGTCCGTCCATCAAGTCACCTGTACCCGAACCTGACCAGAACGATATGCATCCTGACGATCCAGACCATCGCCCAGACGCTTCAATTGAGCAACGGCTTCCTGATACTTCTGGTCGTAGTACTGCATCATGTCGGCTTCGCCCTTGAGATAGGTGTAAGCCTCACGGAGTGAACCGTAGAGAAGCACAGTCTCAAAATTATCCCCGACCCATGACGTACCTGCCGTCACGATTGAAGCCGGGTAATAGTAGTAGTGCAGTTCAGCCGTGTACGCAAGATCCGGGGTTGGCCCAAGAATCATGCTAGCGTTGTTCCAAATAGCGTAGTATTTAGGCTTGCCGTACGAGTTAGGCGGCGGGTACGAAGCGCGGATGAAATTCACATCCTTGTTGAGCAGATACTCGTAATCGCCCGTAGTAGGGTCAATCACCGCTAACGAGAACGTTGAGAGCCAGTCCGAAGGCAACTGAAAGTACTGTAAGTTAATAGTCATCGTCCCGGTCACGTTCTTGCGAATAGCAGGAATCTGAACGGAGTTATAGATTCGCTCTTCAGCCAACTGTACGAACGTTGGGATATTGGAGACGAACGAAGACTCTGTGCTCTCACAGTAATCTTGGATCAACGTCACCAATGCCGAATAGTTCACGGCGACCAGCCCGACCTGTACTTCATGTTGGTTTCAAGGTTGATCTGCGAGACAAACTTAGTGCCCTTCGTCGCAGCACCAGCACCCTTCATCTTCATGTGGGTGACGCCCTTGTTCACATCCTTCTCAGGGTAGCCATTGCGACCCGTCGAGTCAGTGTTCGGCTTGATCTTGTTCATGTTGTTCATAAGGCTTACCTCGGGCCGCTGGAGCCACGCATCGGGCTGCGCTGGTTCATCACCTTCGCCATACCACGACCGTACTTCTTCATGTCGGTGTTGGTCTTGCCACCCGCACGAAAGCCCTTAGCGTTCTTGCCGTGAGCCTTGTTCGCCGGAAGTTTAGCGTGTTCCTTCAAAGTCATAGCCATTTCAAATCTCCTAGGTCGTTACGACCGTTACAGTCCCTACTTCACCCGCCGGAGCGAGCGTATTAGGGGTCAACCCTACATCGTAGGAACTCGCCCCGCCAACCGGGTTCCAGCCCCACTGGATCATTCTACTACCGCCTGCGCCGTTATTGCCTTCTTCAAAGTAACTCAGGTCAGGTCTTGGGTTCCTAAGCGCCTGCGGGTCATCCACCGGGTAGAGGCCCAGCGACAACTGCGGCTGATCAGGCTCCCAGCACTCTGGGCAGACCAAGATGTTTACGTTCTTGGTCTTGATAACGAGGCTCTTCAATTGTCGCAATTTGTACCGAAAACCGCATCGGTCGCACTCCGCGATAGCATGTTTGCCACTTGCAAACCGATTTGGCATTAGTAGCCACCCAAGAAACTCTGGCGGGGCACAAACCGCACTGCCGCCTTCTCCCGGTCTTCCCCTGCCGCCAAGTCCCAAGCCTCGTCGTACTGGGCTTTCAGGATCTGTGTGCGGACATCTGCACCCGGAATCTTCATGGAGAGCATGTAGGCTAACCCCGCTACCAAGCAGGGCATAAACCGAAACGGGATATCCTGACCGTTAGAACCCACACCGGGATCAAACATCCGCACAAGGCGCGTGTAGACGAGCGTCCAAGTGGTCGTGTTATCAGGCTTCGGCCATACCGTGTACTGCGGGTACACGATGACGTTATCAGCACCCGTGGCTCCAGTACGCCGATTGATCCAGATCTGGATGGGGCGACCCGTCGCGTTCTTGTTTGGGATGGACAGGTAGGTCGAAGAGGAGATACGCGAGATGTTGATGTCCTGTTGATTTGTTCCCGTGCCTGTGCGGATCACATGGTCAAGCAGGTCAACCGTATCGACAGGAAGGTCATACGTGCCTTGGTTGTAGGTTAGGGTCTGCGTACCCGTCTCAAGCGTCCAAAGGTTAATACCCCGGTTCGCCCAGTCCATGAACAACAAGGCAAGGCTGCGCTTAGAGGTACGGAAGTCATAGCCCGTACGCAACTCAGCCCCACAACGCTCAAAAGCCTCCTCAATGATCGTATTAAGATCAAGGTTGAACTCGGTTGTGGCTGTAGTTTTGTCGGCCATTTACATCCCTCGCCGTCTGTACGGCTTCACTTTTTCTTTAACACCTTTGGGCTGCGCGACGAACTGCTTGCCTTGGGCTTTACCCTTACGCTTGGCTGCGGTGGTACGGGCATATTCCGAAGGCGAGAGAGCCTTAATCGCAGCCTCTGGAAGATACCTTTCGCCCGTGTCAGAAGATCGTTTACCACTCTTTGTTCTCCATTTCTGCTGCCCCCAAGCCTTGAGGGACTGTTGAGGAGCCTTCATCCGCGATACCCGCCGCCTTTGGCCTTATACTGCTTCGCCAGCAACTGTGCCTTGCGGGCGCTCCATTGCCCTGCGCCAGTACCCTGCACCGCACGGGACTTGATGGACTTGAAGAGGCTCTCGCGCATACCCGGCTTGGTGTAGTTCCCGGCCTGATTGACCTTGCTCTTCACCTTGCCACCCTCGGCATGACGAATCGGCTCACCCGTACCAATCACGGGCTTGTCGTCCCCACGACGCTTGGCACGGGGGATCTTGCTAGGAGCCATAACACCCATACCACGCGACGGCATCATTAGACAAACTTCCCGCGAGTCTTGCCCTTGACGGCGATGCCATCAGCCCGCTTGGACGCAGAGGAGACTGAACCGCCGGAAGCGTACTTCTTAACCTTGCCGCCATGCTTGAACACGCCACGCCCCTTAAGAACGTCAGCGCGGGTCACCTTACCGTCGCCGGTCAGATCAGGCATACCGCCTTTACGAAACTTCTCCACGGAACCTCCAGACTTCATGCCATCAACTTCACGAGCCTCCCGTGCGGCACGAAGGACCCAATTTCTCCGCTCGGATTCCGACATACGCTCGTAGTTCCTACCGATACCGTAGCGGCGTATTGCAGTTGGTCCAAAACCTACCGCTGCGGCACCTTTAAGAGTGTTTTTTGCAATACTCTCCTGTTCTTCGCGAGTCATGTCGGGGTCGCCAAAACTAACACCACCCATATCCACGCGAGTTCCGGGTGCAGCACGGGACGCCTTGTCTTTATTTGCACTCTTTCTGGCTTCTTCTCTAATGCGATCTGACGTAGGAGACTTTTTGTATTTCTCCACAAATTCTTCATCTGACATACTACGCGGCTTCGACTGAGCAGTGCGCGGCTTGCCTGTTTTAGCAGGTTTTTTAGGCTTATCTTCTCTGTCGCTCTGCACGCCGGGCTGGGGGTCTTCTTCGTACCCAAGTCCGCCTTCGGCAAACCGACGCATTTTCCGTTTCATACGAATCTGCCCTTGGTCTTGCCCTTGACGGCGCAGCCATCAGCACGCTTAGAAGCCGAAGAGACCGAGCCGCCAGAAGCGTACTTCTTGACAGAGCCGCCGCGCTTGTACCCCGGAGAGTCGTTTTCAGAACTCCTCTCAAAACGTTTTGAGGCTTCTCGCATAGCCTTGTCTATGTCGCCTTCTACTATTCGGCGATACATACCCGGATCTTCTTTCAGCAGTTTGCTAAGATAAAGTCCCTTGTCAGCAAGTTCTGACTTGGTAGCAAGTTCCGCATCTGCCTCAGACATGGTTCGGCGTTCTTTACTCAAAGCACGTCGTTTATCCGTAGGCAATTCAACGTACTTGTCAACAGTACCCCTGCTAACAAATTGATTAATTTTGGAAGGGTCATACATACCTGACTCGCCATAATATTTTTTGGCTTTATCAAGTACACCCTGCCGTTTTCCACGCGCAGCAGTACCGCGTTGCGGTCCGGCCATTAGCACTTACCGCCGTAGGCCATCTTGACCATCTTGCCCTTGGTCTTGCCCTTGCTGGCAACGCCGTCAGCACGGCTCGAAGCGGAGCCGCCCTTAGAATAGGCCATACCGCCCATATTCATGCCCTTCTTCATGCCACGCATCTCAGCCATCTCGTGCTTGAGCATCGACTTCGGAGCGCCCTTCTTCTTCATGAACGACACTTCCTTCTTCATCATAGCCTTGGACTCTTTCAT